GGTAAGCCCGCCTGGGCTCAGTGAGGGAGGCACCATGCATGCGAGGCAAATGCTGGGTGTGCTCGCGCCAGGCGCGCGGGCTGGGACACACCGACAACCGCCACCCGATTGGGGATGCCAAGCGCTATCCACTGGACTGGGTGTTTTGCAGCCGTCATTGCCAGGACATCTTTCACCAGATGTACGGGCGCTGGGTCGATGCGCAGAAATTCGGGCAGGAGGTCGAGATGATCGATGCCACGGACATTGAACGCTCGGCCATGCGCTCGTGCCTGCGCGCCTTTGGCGAGGTGGCCGGTGACATCGGATTTGACAAGCCCCTGGGTGCTTACTCCGAAAAGGAGGCCCTGCAGGTCATCGAATCCATCGTCACCCGCTACACCGAGTCCATGGTGGCCCATCACGCCGAGGCCAAGTACCCGCCGGTGCGTGGCATGACGCCGACGGTCGACGACCCGTTCGCTGATCTGGAAAGCGATCTGCCGTGGGAGACGCCCTGATGCTGGACTTCAACGCATCAGTCAGTCTTTCAGGCCGGATCGAAGCCTTGGTCGACCAGGCGTTGGAGCAGGTGCGCGACGACACGCCACCGCGCCAATACCTGGGCGGCTCTCGCCTGGGGGTGTCGTGCGAGCGGCAACTGCAGTTCGAGTATGCGAAAGCTCCGGTTGACCCTGGCAAGGGCTTCGGCGGCCGGCTGCTGCGCATCTTCGAGCGAGGGCATCAGACCGAAGCCATGGTCATCCGCTGGCTGCGCATGGCCGGCTTCATCCTCAAAACGGAAGACGCCGATGGTCGCCAGTTCGGCTTCAGCGTGGCCCAAGGGCGCCTGCGTGGTCACGTCGATGGCGTGTTGGTGGGTGGCCCCGAGGGCTTCGCCTACCCAGCGCTCTGGGAAAACAAGTGCCTGGGGTCCAAGTCCTGGCGTGAGCTGCAGAAACACAAGCTGGCCGTGGCCAAGCCTGTCTATGCCGCCCAGATTGCGGTCTACCAGAGCTACCTGACCCTGCACCAGCACCCAGCGCTCTTCACAGCGGTTAACGCCGACACCATGGAAATCTACGCCGAGCTGGTCCCCTTCGATGCGGGGCTTGCCCAGCGAATGTCCGACCGGGCCGCCAAGGTCATTCAGGCCACCGAAGCAGGCGAGCTGCTGCCGCGCAGCTTTGCCGAATCCACCCACTTTGAATGCAAGTTCTGCGCATGGGCGCAGCGTTGCTGGAAATGAATTTCATGAAAACAAGCATCCACCCACCACACAAGCAAATGGCCGAGGAGCCATTCATCACCCTGCAGGAAGGGGCCTACTTGGCACAAATCCCACAGTACTGGTTGACCGATGTGCAGCTGCGCATTGAACGGCATATTCCGCATCACCGGATTAATGGTCGCGTCCGATTCAAGCTTTCAGAACTTGTGCGTTGGAAAGCGCAACGCAAGGAGGCCCACGGTGAGTGACTATCGCATCAGGATCACGGTGCGCAACGCACGTTTGCTACGCGCCATCGAAGCCGCCGGCCATCAGCCGGGCAATCACTTTGCCATGGCGGCAGGCATCAGCTACGGGGGGCATTTGCTGCCGTACCTCAATTTGACACGGTCGCCCCTCAATCGCGAGGGCTTGCTGCGCGAATGTGCGTGGGCCTTGTGCGATTTCTTGGGTGCGTCCCCGTCTGACCTCTGGTCGGATGAACAGCTACAGCCCCTGCAAAAAAACCATGCCGATGTTGATCTGGACTTTGGACAGGTGGGCGCGCTCATGCATTCCCACGGGCATCTCGTTGACCCGGTTCAGGTGGCCAGCAGAGACCAGGCCAAGCGCTTGTTGCTCAACAGTCTGGATGCGTTGACACCCAAAGAATCTAAGATTGTGTATGCGCGCTATTTCGAAGACTGGACGCTCGAGGAGTTGTCCGATCACTTCAATCTGAGTCGGGAGCGGATTCGTCAGGTTGAGATGAAAGCGCTGCGCAAGTTGCGCACCGCGCATCGCAGTTCACCGGCGTTGGAGGGGATGGCAGACGTCATTGGAGGGGTGGTCAATGCTTGATTTCAACGATACCCCCGCAGTACTGCCACCCGAATCCGGCGTGACACGCGAGTCGATTCGCGCTGATCTGGTCGCACGGCTGGAGTCCATCCTGGCCACGCTGTTCCCGGCCGGCAAAAAGCGCAAGGGCAAATTCCTCATCGGCGACGTGCTGGGCAGCCCTGGCGACAGTCTCGAAGTGGTCCTCGATGGTGAGAAAGCTGGTCTGTGGACCGACCGTGCCACCGGCGACGGTGGCGACATCTTTGATCTGATTGCGGTCAATCTGGGCGCCGATGCACACACGGATTTCCCGCGCGTCATGCAGCATGCTGCTGACCTGCTTGGCCAGGCACAACAGCTGCCACTGAGATCCGCAGGCAAGTCCAAGAAGGAAGTCCCTGTTGATGACTTGGGCCCGGCCACAGCCAAGTGGGACTATCTCGATGCAGCGGGTCAACTGATCGCCATCGTCTACCGCTACGACCCGCCTGGAGGCAAGAAGGAGTTTCGGCCCTGGGACGTCAAGCGGCGCAAGTTGGCACCACCCGATCCCAGACCACTGTACAACCAGCCGGGGATGAAGGATGCGGCCCAAGTGGTGCTGGTGGAAGGCGAAAAATGTGCACAGGCGCTGATCAGCGCCGGTGTCACCGCCACCACCGCCATGCACGGTGCCAACGCACCCGTCGACAAAACCGACTGGTCGCCACTGTCCGGCAAGGCCGTGCTGATTTGGCCTGACCGCGATAAGCCGGGCTGGGAGTACGCGGCCAATGCTGCGCAGGCGGTGCTGGACGCAGGCGCCAGGTCTTGCCACATCCTGTATCCACCCCAGGACGCCGCCGAGGGTTGGGATGCGGCGGACGCCGTTGCCGAAGGCTTTGATGTCGCGTCATTCCTCGTGCATGGCCCACGCATGCAGATCCACGCCGTGGCAGAAGATGCCGAACCGGTGGTCAGCAGCGACGAGTCAGTGTGGGGCACGGAGGATGCGCTGGCGCTGGCCTTCACCCGCCGCTACCACCGCGACTGGCGCTATGTGGCCGCATGGGGCCGATGGTTGGTGTGGGACGGACAGCGCTGGCGCAATGAGGACACGCTCGCCGCCACCGATCTGATCCGCAGCGTGTGCCGCCAGACCGCCCTGCGTGCGGACGACCGCAAGGTTGCAGCCAAGTTGGCCAGTTGTGGCACCGTGGGTGGTGTGGAGCGACTGGCACGTGCGGATCGTCGCCATGCCGCCACCACGGATGAATGGGACGCCGACCCCTGGTTGCTCAACACCCCTGGTGGCGTGGGCGATCTCAAGACGGGTCGCACGCGCGCCAACGACCGAGCCGACCGCATGACCAAGATCACCACGGCCACGCCGCGCGGTGAGTGCCCACAGTGGCGCTCGTTCCTGCATGACGTGACCGGCGGTGACCAAAACCTGCAGGATTATTTGCAGCGCATGGTGGGCTATGCCCTGACCGGCTCCACCCGCGAGCATGCCTTGTTCTTTCTGTACGGAACCGGTGCCAACGGCAAGTCGGTTTTTGTAAACACGCTGGCCGACATCCTGGGGGACTACGCCACCAACGCGCCCATGGACACGTTTATGGAGACGCGCACCGACCGGCACCCGACCGATATGGCAGGCCTGCGCGGCGCGCGCTTTGTGGCGGCGATCGAGACTGAGCAGGGCCGGCGCTGGGCCGAGTCCAAGGTCAAAAACCTGACCGGGGGCGACAAGATCGCGGCGCGCTTCATGCGCCAGGACTTCTTCGAGTTCTTCCCGCAGTTCAAGTTGTTTGTGGCGGGCAACCACAAACCAGCGATTCGCAACATCGACGAGGCCATGAAGCGGCGGCTGCACCTGATCCCGTTCACGATCACCGTGCCGCCTGAAAAACGCGACAAGCACCTGCAACAAAAGCTGCTGGCTGAGCGTGACGGCATCCTGGCCTGGGCGCTTGAGGGCTGTCTCGCCTGGCAACGCCTGGGCCGGCTGGATCCGCCGCAGCAAGTGCTGGACGCCACGGACGAGTACTTCGAAGGCGAAGATGCCCTGGGTCGCTGGATCGAGGAGCGTTGTGTCCGCCAACCCAACGCCAAGTCATTGACGGCTGAGCTCTTCACGGATTGGAAGCAATGGGCAGAAGCCGCAGGCGAATTCGTGGGATCGCAAAAACGCTTTGCCGACCTGCTGCTCACCCGTGGGCTTGAGAAGTGGCGCAACGGTGTTGGCCTGCGCGGCTTTCGTGGCATTGGGCTGAAGGCTCCACCCACCCCTGCCTATACCCCGTACGCGGACAACTGACCGCCATGACAACACCCCATCTGACAGGTTGGACAGGTCATGTCGAAACCCCCTTATACCGCGCGTCACGCGCCCGCGTGGGGAGTTACGACGTGGCTCGTCATATCTGTCAGACCGAACCCAAAACAAGGACTGACAACATGAACACAACGACCATTCTCGCCCTCGATCTGGGCACCACAACCGGCTGGGCATTGGCCTGCCGCGACGGCAGCATCTCCAGTGGCAGCCAATCATTCAAACCCCAACGCTTCGAAGGCGGCGGCATGCGCTTTCTGCGGTTCAAGCGTTGGCTCACCGACATCAAGCAGTGCAACGATGGCATCGATCGGGTGGTGTTCGAAGAAGTCCGCCGCCACGTCGGCGTGGATGCCGCGCATGCGTATGGCGGCTTCATGGGCCAGCTGACCGCCTGGTGCGAGCACCACCAGATCCCGTATCAGGGCATCCCAGTCGGCACGATCAAGAAGCACGCGACCGGTAAGGGCAACGCCAGCAAGGACGAGATGGTGGCATCCATCCGTGCCCGTGGCCACGCCCCGGTTGATGACAACGAGGCAGACGCCATCGCGTTGCTGTACCTGGCCCGTGACATGGCTGTGGAGGGGGTGTGACATGAAAGTGCCCCAATACCGCTACCGCTGCCCGCTGGGCAATCTGCAGCCCACCACGCCGGATCTGGACGCCGTCAAACGCGAGGGTTGGCGCAACGACCACATCCTGGTGGTCTCGGAAGAAGACGAACGCCTGGACTGGATCGAAAAGCAGTTCGTGCGCCGTCTGGGCGACCGTCTGTACGGGGATGGAGGCAAGCACCATGGCTGAGACCAAAACCGAATGGACGGTCGATGATGTGGCCGCCCGCTTTGCCGACGCTGCCGAAACCGCGCATAAGCTGCCCCGGGTCAGACCGGGTGGCTACTTCAACCCATGGATGACGTTGGCCATGCAGGTGCCCGAGCGCTACCCAGATCCAGAGCGGTTGTATCGGCCTATGCCGCCCAGCCCTCAAGCCGTGGAGCGGAGGC